CTTCAACCAAGACATCAGTAATTGGGATACGGCGAAGGTGGAGGATATGGATTATATGTTCTTCGAAGCCGAAAGCTTCAACCAAAACCTGTCTGGTTGGTGTGTAATTGAAATTGGTTGGGAACCAAGTTACTTTTCTGAAGATGCAGATGCCTGGACTAAACCTAAACCTAAATGGGGCACATGTCCTTAGTACCTCATAAATACTTGAAAGGATAAACTAATGGCTAGTTACGGAAACATGAGAGATGCTTATAGTAGTATCTACTCGAAGCCACAACCACAGGACCCCATCAGTGAGGCACTTGACACTCTCCTAACAAGTGGTATCATTAGTGAAGATGAACTCAAGTCACTGATGGAAAGAAAGGAAACACCACTGGAGCAGATGACTCGTCAGCTTAAGGTGTCCAACGCACCAAGGGTGAAACCACCTAATGCACCATCTAAACCTTTGGGTGACAAGAAAGTGCCTGGGATGTTTGACCACAGCAAGAGAAACGACTAGTAGGGTTTACCACCCACCCTGTTGGGTAGTCATGTGTTATAATTAGTATTGACGCCTTCGGGGTCACAAAACACACAAACTGCCTAACAGGAGTTTCATATGAATAACTCACTCACCCGCTGGGAGCGTTACTCTCCAGTTGGAATTGGAATGGAGGAAATGTTCAGGAGACTGGACGCTTTCGCTGATAATGGGTCAAGTTACCCACCATACAACATCATCAAAAGTGTTGACGGATCACAAGAGCTACAAATCGCCTTAGCTGGTTTCAATAAAGAAGACATTGAAGTTGCAGTTGAGAAATCGGTTCTGTCAGTATCAGTATCTAAAACAAATGAGAAAGAACATACCGAGTATGTTCATAGAGGTATCGCTCAGCGTACCTTTGCACGTAACTGGGAATTGAGTGAAGACACAAGGGTGTCTGACATCAGTTACACTAACGGATTGCTTTGTATTACTCTGGTACAAGAGGTACCTGAAGAACACAAACGCAAGGTTCTACCCATCTCATAAATAAACCAACCGAGACACCTCTGTTATAATGGGGGTGTCTTTATTATTGTCAATTCAATCACCATGGCCGTAAAAGTACTAGTAAACACACTGGGTCAGCATATCGTTGCTGATGTAAAGCAAGTAGAAAACAAAGAAACGAAAGAACTCATTGCATACTGGGTGAGGCAACCTCGTATCGCTGCGTATTCAAGAGATGATGAGGGAGCAATCGCAGTGGGTTTCAGTCCTTTCTGCCTTCTCTCTGACGAACAGGAGTTCACCATTCGCACTGAGAGTGTGGTTGCAATCCTTGAACCTCGTGAAGATGTGGTGACTGAGTATGAGAGAATCATTGAAAATGACTCAGTTACCTCAGTTCCAGCTGAACCTGCAGTCACAGAACCTGAAACAGTGGAACCTGAAGTAGTTGGACTCACTGATTGATGGAACTGCAGCTCTTGATTCTCGCAAATGGCGATCAACTTATCGCCTATGCTGATGAACTACCAGAGGAGCCCAGTTGTCATTTGTATCGCCCCCATACCATTGGGGGTAAGACTAAACTTACATTGACACCTTGGCCTCCTCATTCTAATGATGATCACATTCTCTTCAAAAGTACAGCACTACTAACAGTGTGTTCCCCTGATGAGAAAGTGTCAGCTGCTTACACAGCAAAGGTTGAGGCTCCTAAAGTCGCACCTAAACCCGTTCAACTGAACGAGGATGAACAAGTACCTAATGAGTATCTGGATGCAATCGATGACGACTACGAACCCCGATACATCGAAGAATAAAATGGTCGATGGTCTGACCTTGTTAGAGGAGAGTATCCTCAAACCAGACCCTCGGCTCCGCAGTTGTGCCAAAGCGCAACATTGTTACAATGAGCTTATGGATGCCCGGGCACTTGTGCTACAATATATCCATGAGTTACGCGAAGAGGCGTCTAAGGATTGAGTAGATTTTTTACTTTCGCCCGTCTGTATGGTAATAACATCCTCATCAGAGGATGGGATGACGCCAAAGGTGGGAAGTTTATGGAAAAGGTGAAGTTCAACCCAACCTTATATGTGCCCACAAAGAACAAAACAGAGTACAGAACACTAGATGGAAAGTTCGTTGCGCCAGTACAACCTGGCACAATGAAAGAGTGTCGTGAGTTTATCGACAACTATTCTGGTGTGTCAGGTACCAAAGTATATGGTTTCGAGAGGTTCTTATACCAGTTCATCTCTGAGCAGTACCCTGGTGAGATTGAGTATGACATCAATAAGATTGACCTGTGGTCATTGGATATTGAGACCTCATCAGAGAATGGTTTCCCTAAACCAGAACTTGCTGAGGAAGAGATTCTTCTCATCACACTGAAGAACTTTAAGACAAAGCAACTCATCACCTTTGGTTCTCGTCCATACACACCCACACGCACCGATGTAACTTACATTGAGTGTGATGATGAGGTTGCGTTGTTAAAGACCTTCCTTGCCTGGTGGGAGGATGTGAAACCAGAGGTTATCACTGGGTGGAATTGTGAGTGGTTTGACATCCCTTATATCTGTAATAGATTCCGTAACGTGTTTGATGTCAATGTAATGAGAAACCTCTCACCATGGAGAATGGTGAGTGAGAAAAGTGTTGTGGTGAAGGGTCGTACAAACATCACCTTTGACATTGCAGGTATCAGTGTTATTGACTACCTGGATGTGTATAAGAAGTTCACCTACACCAACAGGGAGAACTACAGATTGGACACCATTGCAGAGATTGAACTGGGTCAGAAGAAACTAGATCACTCTGAGTTTGATACCTTCAAGGACTTCTACACTAATGGGTGGAATAAGTTTGTTGACTATAACCTGGTTGACGTCGACCTGGTGGATAAACTTGAGGAGAAGATGAAACTCATTGACCTTGTGATGTTGATGGCGTATGACGCTAAGTGTAACTACACAGACACATTCGCCCAGGTCAGGTTGTGGGACATCATCATCTATAACTATCTCAAGGACATGAATATCGTCTTACCTATGTTGGTAAAAAGTGACAAGTCTGACCAGTTTGCTGGTGCTTATGTAAAAGAACCTAAACCAGGTGCTTATGACTGGGTGGTATCCTTTGACCTTAACTCTCTTTATCCCTCTCTCATCAGGTTCCTGAACATCTCTCCAGAGACTCTCTTGAAAGAGAAGGTGGAAGTAAATGTGGAGGGACTCATCAAGAAAGAGTGTGACATTGTTGCACCTGATGATGTTGCTGTCGCTGCCAATGGTGCCACCTTCAGAAAAGATAAAACAGGCATCATGCCTGAACTTGTTATTAAAATGTATGCAGAACGTGTGAGGTACAAGAAAGAGATGTTAAAACAAAAACAAAAACTCGTGGACATCGAGATTGAAATGAAGAGGAGGGGTCTGTAATGGGATACCTTATTGGTGGGGCTGGAGAAGAATCAACCCAAGAGATTGTAGCCTCTAATGACAACCCTTACGCACATCTGTCAAATGACGACCTGATGGCAGCACATAGTCAGTGTGTTAAGGATGTGACTAAGTATTCCAACTTCCAGATGGTGAGAAAGATTTGTCTTAACTCACTTTATGGTGCCATTGGTAACCAATACTTCAGACATTACAAACTGGAAAATGCTGAAGCCATAACATTAACAGGTCAAGTTGCCATTCGTTGGATCGAAAGGAAGATAAATGAGTTTGTTAACACCGCTCTAAGCACAGAGGGAGTAGATTATGTTATTGCTTCGGATACTGATTCCATTTACCTTAATCTCGGGGATCTTGTGGATAGGGTGTCACCCGATGGCGTTCTACCAAACAGTAGAGTTGTCGAGATTCTAAACACATTCTGTGAGAACAAGATTGAACCCTACATTGACTCCTCTTATGAGGAGTTGAGTGAATACCTCCAGTGTTATGAAAAGACACTGGTGATGAAACGTGAGTGTATTGCAGACAGAGGTATCTGGACTGCCAAGAAGAGATACATCCTGAACGTGTGGGATAACGAAGGTGTTCGTTATGAAGAACCCAAACTCAAGATCATGGGAATTGAGGCAGTCAAGAGTAGTACACCTGCTCCAGTCAGGACAACCATTAAAGATTGTCTCAACATCATTATGACTGGCACTGAGGAACAACTCATTGACTTTATTGCCACTGAACGTGCTAAGTTTGACTCACTCCCCGTGGAGAACATTTCGTTCCCAAGAACAGCAAACAACATCTCTAAGTTCAGAGATCCCTCCACCATCTATGTGAAAGGAACTCCCCTTCATGTTCGTGGTGCCATTATGTTCAACCACATGATAAGGGAACAGAAGATACAGAACAAATACAACCTCATCAATGATGGTGAGAAGATTAAGTATTGTTATCTGAAAGTACCCAATCGAACTGGTGAG